GCCACGACTCAAAAGTATCTATTCTCTGGCTACATCACAGACTACAAATACACCTATCCAGTCAATCAGGACACAGGTTATGTGGATATCTCATGCTCCGATGGATTTCGTTTATTCCAGATGGCTAACATCACTACCGTTTCAGGCGGCACAGCAGGGCAGACCACCTCTGCTCGATGGAACTCTATCCTTGACCAAGTTTCTTTCCCTTCTTCAATGCGTACAACTTCTACAGGGCTTAACACTTGCGTTGTAGACCCTGCCACAAGCCGTACAAGCCTCGCAGCGCTCCTTAACGCAGCCTTCTCAGAGACAGGCGCGTTCTACATGAACGGCGCTGGCACAGCCATATTCAAGAACCGTACAGACGTCATGAATTCGCTATCCAAAACACCAGTAGCTTTTAATCAGACTGGCGGAATTCCTTACCGTAACCTCAAGTTCTCTTTCGATGACAAGCTCATCATCAACCAAGCAAACTTTGCTCGAGTTGGTGGATCAACACAGGTAGCCTCAAACCAAGGTTCGATAGATAAATACTTTCCTCACAGCATTACCCAGACCGACCTTGTAGCTGAGACAGATACCATCGTCAATAACATTGCTCTGGAATATGTCGCCACCCGACAGGCAACCGATATCCGTATTGACGAGATGGTTGTGGACTTGCTCGATACAGCAGTACCAACCGACACGATGATTGGGCTGGACTTCTTTGATAACTTGCTCATAACCAATATCCAGCCAGACGGCTCGACTATTGTAAAGAACCTGCAATATCAGGGCGTCAAGTGGGATATCAGCCCAAGCAAGATGATGTGCACAATTACAACTCTCGAACCTATAGCCGATGGTTTCGTGGTTGGAAGCTCGTATTACGGTATAATCGGCACTAATACATTAGGTTACTAGGAGATATAATGGCATCAGGACTACCAGCAGCAACAGGCGATATTCTTACCGCCGCAACAGTCAATGGTTTGGTGACATTTACTATTAACACAGACGCCACTACTGATTACACGGCAGTCCTCAACGATCAATATCAAGTTCTCCAACCCATGAACAAGGCTACGGCGGTAGCATTTAAGATTCCTACTAACGCTTCTGTAGCGTTCCCAGTAGGCACAACAATCACAGTTCTCAATAAGGGCGCAGGCACTTGCACAATCAGCGCAGTTACCTCTGGAACAACCACAGTCCTTTCAGCAGGTGCGGTAGCAGCTTCTCCTACTCTAGCACAATATAAAACAGCGGTGTGCATAAAAACTGCTACAGATACTTGGTATGTCGTAGGTGCTATCGCATAATGATTGGTGCAATTACAGCAGGATTATTTGGGTTGGTTGTACCACCTAAGCCAGTAGTAACTGGCGGTACTCTTACTTCTGATGCAACTTATTATTATCGCACTTTCCTTTCCAATTCTAATTTAGTAGTAAGCGACAGCAGCCTCACAGCTGACATTCTTGTCATTGCTGGTGGCGGTGGCGGCGCTTCGGCTGGCGGTGGCGCAGGTGGATTTTTGCCTTTTACTTCACAATCTTTAAGTCCAGCAACTTATTCATGCACAATCGGCGGTGGCGGCGCTGGTGGAGCTGGTTCTAATAATGGAACAGTTGGAGTTGATTCACAATTTGGATCACTTACTCTGGTTAAGGGTGGTGGATATGGAGCGGATTTAGGAAATAATGGTGGAAATGGCGGATCGGGTGGCGGCGGTGGAGCATCGGGCTCGGCGCAAACTGGTGGAACAAAAACAACTGGGCAAGGTAATGACGGCGGTGCAAATGGGAATACAGGCGCACCATATCCTTCGGGTGGCGGCGGTGGAGCTGGGGCTGCTGGAGCATCAGGGGCTGGAAGCACAGCGGGAAATGGTGGAGATGGTCTAAATACTTATTCTTCATGGGCAACAGTTACAGGCACAGGCGTTAGCGGTTATTACGCTGGTGGTGGAGCTGGTTCGTGTTATCAAGCTGGAACAAACGGAAATGGTGGAGCTGGCGGTGGTGGAGCTGGAACGGGAGTTTCAGGAACAGCCAATACGGGCTCTGGCGCAGGTGGACGTACTGACCGTCTTGGAGGCGGTACTGGTGGCTCTGGAATAATTATGGTTCGTTACACGAAAGCACAGGTGGACTAATGTCACATTGGGCAGAACTCGACGACACTAATAAAGTGATTCGCGTACTTGTAGGCGATAACAATGACCCAGCAGGGGACGAAGGTTATTCATGGTTAATTGATAATCTTGGTGGCACATGGGTTAAAACTTCTTACAACGGCAAAATTAGATATAACTATGCTGGCGTGGGTTATACATATGATCCGATGGACGATGCCTTTATTGCACCAATGCCTATTTGTGGACATGATGAACTTACCCTTAATTCTCTAAAACGTTGGGAGTGTTCAGCCTGTGACAAACTCGCCAAAGCTCTGTAAGGCTGGACAACAGTTACGGCTTCAAGTCGATGATACTTATTCAGACAGAGATAGAACCTCAGACGGCTGGATTGGCGACACACGTCATCAAGCAGGTGTGTCTGATCACAATCCTGATGCAATGGGTATCGTACGAGCGATTGACGTTGACAGGGATTTATCTGGCAAAGCCAAGCCAGACATCATGCCTAACCTTGCAGATCAGATACGACTCTGTGCTAGAGCTGGCGATAAGAGAATCTCTTATGTTATCTTTGACGGAAAAATCGCATCGAGTAAGAAGGCTTGGTCTTGGCGTCCTTATGATGGGATTAATAAGCACAATCATCATTGCCATATCTCATTTACTCAAGCGGGCGACAACGATTCTTCGTTCTTTAATATCCCAATGTTAGGTGGCAAATAATGGCAAGTACATATAACTCAACTATCGACCAAGGTTCTGACTGGTATTTGACCCTTATCTATAAAGATTCATCAGGCACAGCCATCAACCTAACTGGATATACAGCTGCAATGCAGTTGCGTGTAAATCCTAATAGCACAACGGCTGACCTAACGCTATCTACAGGATCAGGCATCACCATCACAGGTGCTACTGGCACTATCGTCGTTCATGCTACTGCCACACAGACTGCTGCTTTGGTTGCTAAGAATTATGTCTATGACCTTGAAATTAAATCTTCTGGAAATATCGTTACTCGCCTTATCCAAGGCACTCTCAATGTAAGCGCAGAGGTAACACGTGTCTGAGATAGTAATAATCCAACCTGACGAAAATAACGTAGTTGTAGAACAGGTTACTCAACTTGTTCAAACCGCTGCTAATAGCCTTCCCGGCCCTCAAGGGCCACAAGGCGCAACAGGAGCAACAGGAGCAACAGGAGCAACTGGCGCAACAGGGGCTAAAGGTGACAAGGGCGATACTGGTGCTACTGGGTCTGCTGCCACTATTGCAGTTGGAACAACATCAACTGGTGCAGCTGGTACTTCTGCTTCTGTAAACAATTCTGGTACTTCTTCTGCCGCTGTATTTAACTTTACTATCCCACAAGGTATTAAAGGCGATACAGGTAACGCTGGTACTAACGGCACTAACGGCACAAACGGAACTGCCGCTACCATCGCGGTTGGTAGCACAACTACAGGCGCGGCGGGAACATCAGCGTCGGTAACTAACTCAGGTACATCATCAGCTGCAACTTTTAACTTCACTATTCCTCGAGGAGACACAGGAGCAACTGGCAGTACAGGTGCGACTGGCGCAACAGGATCATCAGGCGTCATAGCGGTCAATGCTCCGCTGACTAATGCTGGTACTTCTACTTCTGCCAACCTCTCAGTCTCGGCTGGTTCTACATCGGCTGCTGGCGTTCTCCAATTAACTGACTCAACATCGAGTACAAGTACAACCACAGCGGCTACACCTAATGCGGTTAAAACTGCCTATGATTTAGCAGCTACAAAAGCACCTACAGATTCACCAGTTTTTACAACTAATATCACAGCACCTATAATTAAAAATGCTACCGCTTCAACTGCAACTATTACAACAAATGGTGATACAGGTGGCATTTTGATTTCTACAGGCGCAACAGGCAACAAAGGGTTAGTAATCAAAAGTTCTAGCAATACTCCATCTGTGCCTTTATTATCTGTCTATAATTTAGCTGGATATGGATTGGATTACACTTCGTCATCGTCAGGCTCAGTTCAAACCTTAAGATTTACTGAACAGTATTCAATTTTAATGAATTGGGGTTCAAATACAGTTTGGGGGACAGATTCCGCTCCACGAACAACTTTTTTTCAACCTTATTCAAACACAAGATATGCTCTCACTTTAAGAGGATTAGCAAGTCAAACTGGAGATCTTTTATCTTTTGAAACTTCTGCTAAAACTGTGTTAACTTCTGTTACCGCAGCCGGTACTATAAACTTTGCATCTGGTAATACGGCCTCAACTGCAACGGCGGGTGCAATCACACCTCCTGTTTTGGTTACTGGTTATATTACAATGCAAGTTGCTGGTACTACCGTCAAAGTGCCTTACTATTCAAATTAGGAGAATCATGGATTATTCAGCATTGCTTTCAACGGAACAAAAGCGTTCAATCCTCGAGCAACGAATCCAACAATTCGCTACAGAGGCTTATCAGCATGACATTAACAAGAAGATGGCAGGAGATAACTCTGAAGCCATTAAAGCAGCTGACGAAGCTTTAGCAGTACTCGATAACGCAATTTCAATTCACCAAGAAGAACTAGCTAAACTAGGAGAATAATGAAAAACCCAATCGCACTTAGCATCGGAGCATTCCTAGCAGTCTGGGGTACTACCTCAAACTTCTCGCTAGATTACCGTTCAATCCTTGGCTCAATCGTCGCTGGCGTATTTGGTTACGCTACTCCCAAAAGGTGAGCGCGGGTGATTTTGCTGCTTGGGCTGTGGCTGTTGTCAGCATTCTTGGTGGTATGGCTACATATACACAATTCATGATTAAGCATTACCTAAGCGAGCTCAAACCCAATGGCGGTGGGTCAATCAAAGACCAAGTTAATCGATTAGAAACGCGTGTCGATACCATTATCGAGCTGTTAGGTAAGTAACACTTATCCCATGGCTAAGAAAAGGGTCATCGACCTCGACACTTACAACGCTTTAGATTCATGGGCTATTACATTGAACGAAATGTATAAAGCGTTACGCCGTAGCGGTTTTGCTGTAGATATTGCTCTTGCAATTATCGTGGATCGCGATGCTTATCCCGATTGGATTTTGCCCTCACTTCCCAATCGAATAGACAATATCCCCTACGATGACGAGGACGACGATTAAGCGAATTGTGATTCTCTCAGACTTGCAAGTGCCCTTCGAGGACGTGCATGTCGTGAATAACATTGCCAAGTTCCTACAGAAGTTTAAGCCAGACCAGACAGTCACTATTGGTGACGAAATTGACTTCCAGACTATATCCAAATGGTCAGAAGGTACGCCGCAAGCCTATGAACAGACTCTAGGCGATGACCGAAACAGGTGCGTTGACCTTCTCTGGGAATTAGGCGTCACGGATTGCATACGATCCAACCACACAGACCGCCTTTACAACATAATCATGAAAAAGATTCC